TATCCGCGGCGAGAGTGGAAGCTGATGGTGCGATGAAGCTCAGCGGCAATCTGGGACTGGGACTTTTTGAACTGATCGACGTTCTGAACACCGTGCACGTGCATTTGAACGTTAATATTCTGGGCTGACTCACTGGAATGCGTGCCGCCGGCGCTCGGGACGATTGAGCCAGGTCCTTGCGGCACGAATCTTTCGGGCCCACGCTCACCCACGATGTATGAGCTCATCGGATCGACCGCCCCGCCCATCTCCCGGAATCCGCCGAACGGTTTCCCGAGAACGTTCACGCTGGCAGAAAGCGAGGAGATATTCGGGATGATCGTGCCGCGCTCTTTGGGCGAGAAAAGCTCAGAGCCGCGCTCGCCCACCAGGAACGATTGACCACTGGCGGAGCGCGTGGTTGTTGAGACGCTCGAGAATGAACGTCCGAGGAAACTCGTGGCGGCGCTGCTCGAGATCGAAGAGATTTGCTTCGAGACCGACGAGCCTCCGGCCGGCATAAAGACTTCAGCCTGGCGCTCGCCGACAACGTAAGTCCGCCCCGGCGCTACTTCGCCGCCCAGCGCCCGGTACCCTCCGAATGACTGCCCAAGAATCTTCGTGCTGGAAGAAACCGACGAGATGCTCGGAAGGATCGTTCCAGGTTGCTCCGGAGAGAAGAGCTCGGCTCCCTTTTCTCCAATGACGTAAGGGAGCGTGGTCGAGATCCGGCTGCCCTCGCGGATCCCCGCAAAGGCTCTCCCAAAAACGCTGGTGCTGCTGTTCGAGAAGGATGCTTTCGAGGATCCAGCGGAAACCGATGGCGCGTCGGGAATGAAAATCTCCGGGCGCTGCTCACCGACAATGTAAGTTCTGCCCGAGCTCACCTGGCCGCCTGATGCCTTGCCGAAAATAGAGAAAATCGATTTGAGGACGCTGCCGCCGGCCGAGAAAACATCCTTCAGCACCGAGGCGAGGTCTTTGAAAAGGCTGGAGAGCGTGCTGGTCAGGTCCTTGAAGACCTTGCTGAGCTCGGTGACGAGGTTGGTGGTGCTGGCCTGCGAGCTACCACCCTGCTGCTGAGGCTGCGGTAGCGTCGTTTGGACCGGATTAAAGAGGCTGCCGATCGCGGAAGTGGATCCTACGGTCACATGGCTCAGATTTGTCCCAGACCATCTATCCGTCGCTCCAAACAGGCTGCCAATCGCGTTGGCTGTGCCAGCAGGGCCTTGTTGGCCAGCGCCTGGGCCTAAACCCTTGCCAAAATTGAGCAGCTGGCCGGAAGAGTCGACCAAAATCACATAGAACGGACTGGTCTGGGTGCCATCGGCCTTCAGGCTGAATAGAGATTTATCCTTGTCGCTCTTGCCGGCTCCGAAAATGCCCCCGATCCAACTCAAGAGACCACCCGATTTTTGGGAGGAGTCCGGAGCGAATCCTGGCGTTCTCGCGGCTTCAGACCGGGCTGCTGATGCGACGCCGCTCCCGAAGACACCGGTCACGATGCTCGACAAGCCCTTCTGAATACCGGCCTTCAGGAGATCCTCTTCCAAGCTCTCGAATAGCTCTTTGAAGTTTCCCTTGCCGGTGACCACGAATTTCGCGAGGTCATCCTCCATGCCGTCGACCGTTTTGTGCAGCGCGTCGAACACACTTTTCCAAATGTTCTGGCCTTCGAGCGCGATCTTATTCCCGAGCTCCTTAAACCGATCTCCCAGCGACCCAATGTCGTCCGCCATCGAATCCCACTGCTCGACGAGCTTCTGATTGAATTGGTACATCTTGTCGGTAGTTTCCGCGCTTGCGTTGGCCAGGTCGAAGAGGTACTGCTGCTGCTCTTCTGAAGATTTTTCTGAGGCCTGTTTGATGGCCAGTTGAGCCGCAACAATTCTGTCGGCAGTTTCATTTTCAGCGTTCGCGAGCAGCTGAAGCCCGGCGATCTGATCCTGTGTGTTCTTGAAGGACAGCAGCGATGAGACAGCCTGGTCGGCGGCCGCTTTCTGCTGAGCGGCGTCGACTGTTCCGACGCCCGCGTCGAGCTGCGAGATATATTGCTGCTGAAGCTGAACATTCCCCTGGGCTTTCTGGAGATCGGGATCACTGTCCGGAACACCCTGTGATCTAAGCGTGGAAACGCGGTCCTGAAAGGCGCCCAGTTGGCGCTTTTCCGGTTGGATTCCAAGCTGTTGTTCAATAGCGAGCCGGCGCAGTGCATCTGCTCCGTCGATGACGGCCTGGTTGTACCGGAGCTGGTCGTCAATCTCGTGGGTCAGTCCCAAAACAGACTCTCCGGTCGCTTTCGCCGCTTGACCTGAAAACTCGGCCAGTTCGCCAACCTTTAATGTGCGGATTTTTGCGATCAGCTGGTCAAGCGAGTTTTTAAGCGAAGCAAATGGATCGCCGCCAGTGTGCAGGGCATCGAGCGCCTGCTGCAGATCCTCGACGATCTCCTTGTCCTTGCCGGTCTTCGCCAGGGCGTCGTGAATCGACTGGATTTTTGCTTCGAGGCCCGAGGCTGTCGGGCTGCTCTCGAGCGCCTGAATGATTCCGCTAAGCGTGCTCGCGTCGGTTTCAAAGGGCTGGATCTTCTCGTTTTCCTTGGCCGCCTCGACAGCAGCTTCGCCATGCGCATAAGCCTGGGCGAGATCCTGGAGTGCCGAGCTTTGATCGCGCGTCTTGATGATGAAATTCTCGATCTCCTTGTTGTCCGCGTAGCCGGCTTTATAGGCGGCGGTGAGCGTGATGATGTCGGTGATCGCGCTCTTCTCGTCAGCTGTGACGTCCCTGTGCTGGCGCGCTGCCCGAATCTGAAGTTCCGTGATTACGTTTGAAGCCTCAGCGGCAGCTGTGGCCAGAATCGTGTTCGACGCGACGTCTCCGATCGCGTTGGCGAGCGCCGCCTCCTGCTGCTGCTGGGCGAGGAGCTTGGTGATCGTCTCAGCGATCGCGTTGTTACGACCGTCAGTTGGCGAAACATCAGTTCCTCCGTCGCCTTTTTTCTTCCCTGTGTTTGGATCGTAGGTGTCGTCGTGAGGCGCTTTGTAATTGAGCGCGATGATCGCGTTATGCCAACTTGTCCAGGCCGCGCCGCTGTCCACGAGGAATTTCTTCCCCGCGGCGCCCATCTTCCCGTACGCGTCCTCCGAGTCCTGGACCATTCCATTGAAATTGTGAGCTACGATGTCGCCGAGGACTTTGAAGACCCCCTGGCCGAAGGCGGTGAGAACGGCCAGGCTCTGGTCAACCGAAACACTGATCTGCTGGTATAGCAAACCCATCGTTTCGCCTAGCTCGATGGCGCCTTTAGTGATCTCCTCGATGTCACGGAGCAGAGTGCTGGCACCGCTTCCGGTGAAGCCGTTTTCGAGTTGATTAGCGACAACCTGAAGAGAAGGCAGCAGGTCTCTAGTCAGACGGTTACTCAGTCCCTGCGCAGCGGCTGAAATTTCCCCCAATTTTTCTTCGAACTGCGCAGCGGCCTGCGCCGTCTGGGAGTCCATCACGACCCCAAGCTGCTGCGCTTTCGCGATCAGCTCTTGGATTCCAGCACTGCCGCGATTCAGAACGGGAAGCAACCCAGCGCCGGCGCGGCTAAAAATCTCCTGCGCTAAAGCGCTCTGTGCGTAACCGGGCCCCAATCGCGCGAGAGCGTCCGCCACGTCCTTGAAAATGTCGATTGTTGACCGCAGCTGACCGTTATCGGTGAGTGCGATCTTTAGCCTGGTGTAGGCATTTATCGCGCCGGCTGGAGCTGTTGCGGCCGCGAACGCTGACTTGCTCATTCGCTCAAGGCCGAGAGCCATCGCGTCTGCGGATACTCCGCTCTGTTTCGCGACAAAGTTGAGCGCCGAGAGAGCCTCGACGCTTACCCCGGTCGACTGAGAAAGGTTGTAAAGGCCTGCGGCGGATTCGGCCGTTTTTGCTGTCAGCGCCGCTGCACTCGCGGCTATGGCTCCAAGAACGCCGATTCCCGTTCCAGCCACAACGGTGAGTCCTGTCATGCCCTGGCCCATCTTTGCAAGGGCATTTGAGGCTCCCGCGACAGACTCCCCCACAGCACCGAGAGCCTGGGCGATCTGCGGGCCCAGCTGTCCAAACGGAGTGAGAGCCTTTTCGAGGGCCGAACTCAGACCCGAGAAAGAATCGGTGATGTCGCGCCCGGCCTTACGCGCCGCGGACGAGGCGGTATTCATGCTGTTGACGAAGTCCGAGGTGCTGGCGGCGAGGTTGACGAAAACCGAATAGATCGAGCTGGCCATTTACCGTGGCTCCAGGATGATCTTTCCGGGTTTGGGTTGTTTGGGCATCAGCATGGCGATCAGCTGCTTCATTTGCTCTTCTTCGCTGAGCAGCTCGGGCTCTTGCTCTGGCAGCGGAGCGAAATCAAGCGGTTCGTAGGTCTTCGATTTCTTGGGATCGCGGTGAATGTTCGCGTTGGTCGAAGCCACGATGCCGGCGCAATAGCGCAGGTGATGGAGTTCGGCTTCGCGCCGTTCTTTGAGAGACTCGAAAAGGGCCAGGTTCAGCTCGCCGATTTCGCGATCGCTGAGTCCGAGGTCGTATCGGGCGTAGGCCCAGATTGCTCGCCACCGGTCGGGTCCGCTGAGCTCTTTGCCGGAGGCGTCTGAGGGTCTGGTTGCTCGGTTGGCCTTCCTGCCTTCATATCTTCGCGCAGACGATTCAGGCGCTCTCGTTCCTTGGGCGCCAGGAAAAGCAGGTAGGCATCCCAGAGAGCCTCGAGAGCTTTCAAGCAATTCTCCTGGTTGAGGTAGCTCCTCAGCACAGGGAGCCCGTCGTAGGTGGGCTCGCCTTTGGCATCGCGCGTGTTCCACTTTGGGGTGTTCTGGCGAGCCGCAGCGAGCAGCATCGCCGAGAGCACTCTGCCGTTGAGTCCTGGCCAAACCTGATTGTTCAGAAGATCGAGGCCGGTGAGCTCCAGAATTTCATCGGCCACGTTCATGTCGAAGGCCAGCTTGAATTCTTCGGTGAACTTCTCGCCCCCGGCGTCTTCCATCTCGAGAACCAGGGGAACGGTAGGCGCAATTCTGCGCCTCAGTTGATTCGGCATTTTGGGTTTTTCTCCGTTAGGACTTTAGAAACTCAGGAGTGAAATTCTTCTCCAGGTGTTGAGCGCGGTGCAGATGTAGAGATACATCTCGTCGTAGGCGAGGCGCCCAGGCTTTCCAGCGGCGGTGGAAGACGCCGGCGGATCGACCAGCTCGACGAACCGGCCGAACATCATGCCAGTAGGCGGACGGTGGTCTGCGGGACGTCTTATTCCGGGCTTTGGAGCTGGTCCCGCAGGGCCTCCGGGCTTGCGCTGAGGAACCACAAAGGTGGCGCGGGTCGGCGGACGCACTGGGCTCGGCACGCCGGCCGCGCTTGGTTTTACCCCTACGCCTGGGCTCGCCGCGGGTGCAGCGGCGGGCGGAGTCTTCGGATTGTCAGCCATGAGAAAAAGTTTTAGGACAGGGTGACGTTACGAAGCGACTTGACGAGCCAGCCGCCGTTGAAAGCCACGAGCTCGGCAGTATCTCCCACCGCTCCTCCGAAAGTGGCCACATGGCTTGCGCCATTTAGCCCGCTAGACGGAGTGGTGACGGTGTGAGCGTGCGCGGTGCTGGCCTGAATGGTCAGCCGCCTTCCATCGTCGCCGCCGGCAGACGGCAGCCCCGCAGTTGGCAGCGCGAGAGTGGCCGCAACCACGCCCGAACCGTTCAGGAAGACCGTGCCCTCTTTATTGTTGATCGCTCCACTGGCAGTTTTGTTTTCAACCCCGCCGATGGCGACGTCGATCGCGTCGAAGTCCATGTTGTGGTTCAGGTTGGTTCCAATGTCCGGGCTGTTGCTCGAAAGCTTGCTCAAACCTCGGTAAGTCGTAGCACTCAAATTTTCACCTCGCGTGTTTTTTCAAAAGGATAAAAAGAAAAACATTCCGCACGGCGAGAAAAATCCCGCCGGTCTGCTTGGAACTCTCGCCGCGCGGTCTAAACCCACACTGCCCGGGATATTACTACAGACTTACGATCCCGGAGTGAAGGTCATCGGGCCGGTGATGGTCAGCTTGGCCGATTTCACGCCCGCTTTGTCGGGCGAGAGATCGAAGTCGTCGCTCGACGGGAAGGCATCGAAATCGAGCGTCCCATAGGTTCCGGGAAGCACGATGCGCCAGGGGCTGATCACCTGCCCGTTGAAATCGTCCAAAAAGTCCTGCTGGGTAGCGTCGGCCGGATTCCAGACCATGTCGATCGAGAGATCGCCGCCATCGAGCAGGGTGGGCAAGTACTCCCGGAAGTTTCCGGTCGAATCGAAGTTGGTGATTTCGTCCCGGTCGGACTTCGAGCCGGAACGCGTGATTTTCTTAACCTGGCCAATTTTCGTGTAGACCACCGGGTCGCCAGCGCCCCGTTGAAGCTGCACACTAATACCTGCAAATGCTACGGAAGGCATTTTCGTTTTCTCCTGTTTTTGTTTAGGTGGGGAGCGGCGCTGCAAATCCCGGCCGCCGCTGGCACAGCGGGCAGGGAAACTTTTAGGTTCCGACGTCGTCGTAGGTGCAGACGAACTCGATCGGCGTTTTGTAAATTCCGGGGCTATCCTCGAAGGCGTCTTCTTCGTTGGCCGCCTTGATCATGTAGACGACTGAGCCATCTGAGAGCGTGCCCTGGAAGCCCTCCAGCACCTGGCGAACTTTGCGGGAGATTCTCTTGGCATCGACCGGATTGAGCGCGTAGCAGCTGAACAGCAGACGATCGGCCTCTCGAAAGGTCATGGGGCCGTCCAAGGTGAACAGCGTTTCCCCGCCGGGCAGCTGGTTAAAGACCATAGCCGGATAGAGCGGCATCTTGGGCAGAGTGTTGGGCCACACCCCGGTGCTCTTATCGCTGCGGATCTGGGGCGTGCCGAGCAGGCCCTGGATGTCGCTCGAAGCGGTCAGCAGCGTCCAGAGACCATCGATGAGCATCTAGCTTCCCTTGAGCCCTGCGCGCCTGAGCGCATCGCGCACGAAATTGATGAAATTATTTACGACCTCGCGTTCTTTCGACTGCGCCGCCGGCAGCGCGAACGATCGCGCGCGCATGCGCCTCGTGCCGCGCTCGAGAAAGAGCGCCCAGAATCCCTGGCGCTTCACGCCCACCTGCGCTTCCCCATCAAGGTCACTGTTGGCCCGGGCGCTGATGCCGATGTGCTTCGAGATGTAGCCGACTACCGTTTCCGCGGCGGTCCTGAACCGCTTTCCGCGAATCTTGCTGCCTTTTTTGAAGTGGTGCGGGCCCTTTGGTACACGCGCTTCCATCTCATCGCGCCAGGGCTCGACCGCTTTCCCGAGGCCGCTATGCATGATCTCTCTCGAGGCTGCCAGTGGCGCGCGCTCGAGGTCGCGACACAGCTCATCAAGGCCGTCAATCTTGAGAGTGGTTCGGATGGCCATTTTTTCTTTAGCTGACAGGAGAGTTGCCGGCTTGCGCGACCGAATCGTTTCGCTCTTTGCAGAGCAGGACGAGAAAACACTTCCGCTCGTCGGGATCGAGCACGACCTGAATATCGAATTGCCGTTTTCCGTACCAGACGCCCTGGTTGGCAAGGATTCCGGGGCGCCAGCGAATGGTGACCTTGTGGCTGACTTCGGCGACTCGCTGCTGCGCCGCAAAAAGCTCTCTCCCAGTGAGCGGCTCGATTGCGGCCCAGCAATTGGCAAAAGCATCGCCCTCGCCCTGATCGGCCCACCCTGCGTTTCCGGGATCCTGCTCGGTTGAGCGATTAAAGATCTGGATCCGGCAATGCATCTTGCCGATGTCGATCGGCGAGTAGGTGTCAGAGGGCATGAGAATGGAGGCGGAGGCGTCTCGTCTCCCAGGAACGCCGCCTCCCCGGTGATGCTATCGGCCCTTTGAAGAGGCCGCCTGGGTTCGGAGTCCTGGGAGCTAGTTACTGAACCTCAAAACGGTGAACTTGACGGTTGCGTCGTCCGCGCTGACGTAGGCGTTCCCGTCGGTCTGTTTCCAGCCGGCGGTTCCTCCGCGGAAGCTGAATGCGACTTGTGCGCCGGCCGCGACCGCATAACTGGTCACGTCGCCGAGTCGCCCTTCCTCGTCCGCGACCGATGAGATGGTGATGTGGTGCGCATCTGTGTCGGTGTTTTCGGCGAGCAGGACTTCGTGGCCGGTGAGCGGGAATTTATTGCCGTTGCTGGTATCGGCCGCGGCCGGAACGTAGACGAGATCGCCAGCGTTGATCGTGCCGTAAGGCCCTTTGGGTGTAACGGGTGTCAGAGCTGTTCGTGCCATTTAGAAAAATCCTCCTTTGGATTTTCCATCAGCAGCCGGCGCCCGAATCATTGACCACCCGCAAACTCCAAAGCAAGTTTTCCGTGTGTTCAGGGATTTTTTTGAGGTCCTGCTGCGTGACGGTGTTTCTGTTTTCGTAAAAGTTGGCCGCGCCGTGAAGGATGGCGACTTTGGCGCGCGCCGGCACCTGGGCGCCGTCCGTGCCGTAGCCGAGGGTGTGAAAGATCTTCACGGCCTCAAAGCCCGGCGTGTAAGCGGGCCAGGTCTGATTGAGCAGCGGGTAGATGACCGCCGGCTCTTCCGATTCGTCGACAGTGAATCCGGCGGTGGGCGCCGTGCCTTTGTTTTTCCAGTTCATCGGACCATCTGCGGTGATCGCGTTCAGTGAGCCCGAGAAAGTTGGTTCGCTTGCCCCAGTCGAATCGACCTGCTCATCGCCCGAGTCAGTTTCGGCGATTGAATCGACCTGCTGAATATTTCCGTTGGGGTCTTTAATTTGGTAGCCGACGGAAACCTGCGTGTTGGCTTGCCAGGAGTCTAGGGTGGGCTCAAGGGTTTGCGTGGTTCCGTTCACGTCGATGTACTCGATGCGGTCTACTGAGACGAGAGGAGCTCTGCGCAGCCGGATGCCGGGGACTCCGTACCACCTGGAGCGCGGGTACCAGTAGCGATCTTCTCCCCAAGGCCAGCAGCAGGGCGGAAAGCTATCGAGGGCGAGAACGTACTGCGTGTTGATGAACACGCGCCTGGTGAAGTTCTCGACCGCCTCGCGAGCGGCGGTGAGGTAGAGCTGGATCAGATCGTCGTCGACCGACGATTCCTGCTTCAGGTGGTTCTTCACTACGGCCAGTTCTACCGGCTCAACGGCCGGCGCTTTGACGACTTTGAGAGAGATCACGAAGATTTCGCTTTGCTCTTCTTGCCGAAGATGACGCGCTTCGCGGGATTTTGTGCGGGCGAGACCGCACGTTCGGCCGCCGGCTGGACTGCAGCGGTTTCGACGTTGTTTTCGGGCACGAGCTCAACGCGGCCGTCGCGCAACGCAGCAGCCGCGGCGTGCGGATACATCTGCTGCACGCGCCCTGAAGATTTCACTCTCACTGTGACCATTCGATCGGTTCGCATATTTTTTATTCCCTCCGGTCGGAAAGCGCGGGGGAGAGCTTGGGAGCATCTCCCCCGATTTGCCAGAATCCGCTTCCCTCTCGGCTCGCTCCCTCCCCTTTGGCGGAAAACTGAGAGACGAAAGATTTCCCGTCAAAAAAGAGCGGCCGAAACTTTGGCTTAGGCCTGGACGAGCGCCGCTACCGGGTGCGAGCCGGCGTCGATCATGTTGCCGCCGTAGCGAGCGAACCCGAGCCAAGCCACCTGCCCGAAATCGATGTAGCGTTCGGTGATGCGCACGGTCGCGAGCGGCTTCACTCGGCGAATCATGTACTTGCTGAGCTGCCCGAACAGCACGGTCGCATTGCCGGTCGAGATCGCGGCCATATCGGGGTTGATGTAGAAGGGGTAGCCGAGCACGGTGTCGGGAGCGCCCACCTGCAGGCTGGTTTGCCACAGCGGGCGACCGTACTTGTCGAGCTCATTTCCGAGTGAGAGCAGGGTCGAATCCGCGAACATGAACTTCGCGCCCTGCCGGTATAGCGGGTCTATCTTGTGGACCAGGCCCAGCAAATCCCCGAAGCCCACGCTATTTGCCCCGGTTTCGCTGCCTCCGTCATTTGCGGCAGATCCCGCGGCGGTTACCGTTGCGCCAGTTGCGAGCACGGCGGTAACGATTCCCCGCGGCTGGCCTGTCCCGGTCCCGACGGTGAAGTCGAGATTGAGCTTCCGGGCGAGACGCAGAGCGAAAGCGTCGGAAATGAAGTTGTCCAGATTGAAGACCGAATCCTGGACCAATTCGAGCGAGGCCTTCACCATCCGGGTCGAGTACTTATACACAGTGAGTTGCACCGT